TTCATGACACTAGCATGTCCTCGATCGAGTACGATCTCTTCGTCCATCTACTCTTTATACAGAAACTAAAAAAATTACCTTTAACGCAGTTTAAAAAAATCTTTGTTCATTATAAATGTTTACTCTCAATCGTGTCAACCGTAACGCCCTCACCATGATTGTGATTCTTCTTCTGATCATCTCGGCCCTCGCCGCCTTTAAGAACAGTACCATGAGCAAGTACCAACCCAGACCAATCACGACCAAGACGGTCAGTGATCAGTCCATCTTCGATCTTCCCGTTAACCTCGATTGCACCGCGGGCTCTGGTAAGAAGGACAGCCCTTACTCGAAGGGTTTAACTCCAGGAGGTGTGTGTGGTGCCCAAAAGCTCGTGTCCGACCAAGCCGGGTACGACATCACGGGTGGGATTGGTGGATCTTTAATCTAAGCTAATGATATATGGCGCTCATCACAGCTCCTACACAGTTGATTCCCGATCTTCAACACGAATACCACACTGTCACCATCGATTCGATCGGACAGTCGAGTGCGAACACGTTCACGTGTCATCTTCAGCAACCCCTGAAGAATGTTGTTCAGGCTCGGCTTCTCGGTGCCCGAATCAACACGACGGCGGATACCGAACACTGTTACATCTCCATCGAGGAACTGGACAGTATCTTTTCGGAGCGTGCGTCGAACGAACCGAATGGTCAAGCGAGTGCTAGTATTCTCCGAAACTCTTTCGCGAGTATCGTGACGAGTGATGATTCCGGAATCATCAGTTTCAAGGATAACTACCCTCTCGCGACACAATACACAAACCCCATTCGTAGCATCGATCGTTTTACTGTTAATATTCGTAACCAAGATGGCACGCTCGTCGCCCCTTCGAGTCCTGCCAAAGATAATTATTTGATTATTCGTTTCGTGTGTAGAAAACCCAATTTGTAATTTTCTCCCGTTAAAGTAGTATTACCATGTCCGCCGGTATTGTTCAATTGATCGCGATAGGTGCCCAGGATGAGTATATCATGGGTAATCCCGAAATTTCGTTTTTCAGTTCAACATTCAAACGACATGCTAATTTTTCACAATCCATCGAAAAGCAAACGATACATGGAGCGGTGAAAAACAATTCTATGTCCAGCGTTCAATTTGAACGTTCTGGAGATCTTTTAGGTTATGTTTATTTTACAATCGATAATACAGCTCAGGCGCTCGACATACAGCGATGGGACACCATCATCGATAAAGTCGAACTGTACATAGGTGGGTCTCTCGTAGATTCTCAAGATGCGATTTTTACTGAAAAGATCGCCGTCGATACGTTCGCACAAAATGTCTCCAAGAGTTCGAACGGTACACATCCGGGTGTGAGTGCGCGTTCCTATTTCTATCCTCTACGCTTCTTCTTCTGCGAGGGACCTCAGTGCGCTCTCCCCCTCGTCGCACTCAATTACCATAACGTCGAGATTCGTATTCATTGGGCATCCGCTGCGTCTAATTATAACGTCGAGTGTTTCGCCAATTATTATTATCTCGATAACGAAGAACGTGGAAACATCGCTTCGCGCAAACACGATCTGTTGATTACCCAAGTCCAAAAGAATATCGCATCCGGTGAATTGATTCAAGATTTAACCTTTAATCACCCCGTGAAGTATCTCGCGTCATCTGATACGACGACGGATGGTGCACTCACGTCACCCACGAACAAAGTCAAATTGAACATTAATGGTCTCGATGTGAGTAATTACCGATGGGGAAAACCACATTATATCGATGTCATGAATTACTACCACACAAATTTTGTCACATCCCCCGATTTTTTCCTGTATTGCTTTTGCCTCTCCACGAGTTCTCTCCAACCTACGGGTACACTTAATTTCAGTCGCCTTTCTTCAGCCAAGATCATGAGTCAAGACTTACCTATCAATGACCCTATATATGCGGTCAACTATAACATATTACGTATCGAGAATGGTATGGCGGGCCTTCTCTACGCGAATTAAAATACTATTCTATATTAAATGGTCAAGAACTTGCCGACGGTGGAACGTTCCACCAAGATTAGGTTCGGTAAAAATTGTACCGACGACCAGGCGGAAAATACGATCGTGTTCAACGCGAGTGATGAACAGCTTGATATACCCTTCTCAGATTCTGTGTACATGACACCCCTTCGTCTACGCACAGACCTCTCGGATCGAAAGATTACCGTCTTGGCGTATAACCAAGTCACGAAAGAGGTTATGGATTCTGGTGCAGTCGCCGAGGATATTCTCAATTTCTCACTCGAAGCGGCTGTGATTAACGGTAATGTTACCGGGAACACAGTATCATTCAACGACGCGGTCACTTCCGTCACGACCCTCTCTAATGTTGGTGTAGCGAATGGAAATCCCGTTCACACACTCGATGTGGGTTCGACATTTAATGTAGACACCGAAGGTTCAAACCTTCTCACTGTGTTGGGAAACACATACATGCAAAACAACTTGGTGGTGGATGGGAACATGCGCGTGAACGGTGCACTCACGACCGTGAATACAGTGAACACGATCGTGAAAGATCCCATCATCGAACTCGGAAAAGAAAACGTCTCTTCAGATCTTGGAATTATCATGTACCGCCCGAATGCTAACGTGGCTGTGGGGTTCCGGGAAGGACCGGATGAGTTGGTGTTCGCGTATACCGACAGTAGTTCGTATGGATCCACCATCAATCCTAAAACATCCGATTCACTCGATGTTCGCGTGTACGGTCGAGTTCTCACAGAGTCCAACGTGGGTATTTTGACTACGACACCCACACACTCCCTCGACGTCGGTTCGAACCTTTTCGTGGATGAATTCGGGTCGAATGTTCTGTACGTCACTGGGAACACACACACGACAGATATTCTTTCGATTGGAAACAAGGTGGGCATCAAAGAAACAGATCCCGATGCGGAATTACATGTGGAAGGAAATGTGTACGTGTCCTCGAACTTGACCGTCGATGAGAACACGTTCCATGTGGACGCGACGGCACACGCCGTTGGAATCGAGACGAAGGAACCGGATGCTAATCTTCATGTCGTCGGTAACGTGTACGTGAGCTCGAACTTGACTGTTGACGAAAATACGTTCCATGTAGACTCTACGGCACACGCCGTCGGAATCGAGACCAAAGAGCCAGATGCCAATCTTCATGTCGTCGGTAACGTGTACACATCGGGGGATCTAACTGTTGACGAAAACACGTTCCATGTCGATGCGACTGCACACGCCGTCGGAATCGAGACGAAGGAACCACATGCTAATTTACATGTAGTTGGTAATGTGTACACATCGGGGGATCTGACTGTTGACGAAAACACGTTCCATGTGGATGCAGAGTACAACTCCGTTGGAGTTGGGACCAAAGAACCGGATGCCAATCTTCACGTCGTGGGTAATGTCTATGTGACGAGTGATCTCACGGTGGACGAGAACACGTTCCACGTCGATGCGGTGAACCACGCTGTCGGAATTGAAACGAAGTCGCCCGATGCGAACCTTCATGTCGTGGGTAACGTCTATGTGACCGATGATCTCACGGTCGCCACCGATGCGCTTCACGTTGAAGCCTCGACGGAACGTGTGGGTATCAAAACAAAAAGCCCCGATGCGGAACTCCATGTGGTCGGAAACGTCTACGTCGCGACAGAGTTCACGGTTGACGATGATACGTTCCATGTGGATGCGGTGAATCACGCCGTCGGCATAGAGACCAAGTCTCCGGACGCGAACCTTCATGTGGTGGGTAACGTCTATGTATCAGATGATCTCACAGTAGCTACAGACGCACTCCACGTCGAAGCCTCGACGGAGCGCGTGGGTATCAAAACAAAAAGCCCCGATGCGGAACTTCACGTGGTCGGGAACGTGTACACATCTGGGGACCTGACTGTAGATGAAAACACGTTCCATGTGGACGTGGAGTACAAGTCCATAGGACTTGGGACAGTGAACCCGAACGCGAACCTCCACGTGATCGGGAACGTGTACACGTCTGGGGATCTCACCGTCGACGAAAACACGTTCCACGTCGATGCGGTGAACCACGCCGTCGGAATTGAGACGAAAGAGCCGGATGCGAATCTTCACGTCGTGGGGAACGTGTACGTGTCCGATGATTTAACTGTCGCTACGGACGCGCTTCACGTCGAAGCGAGTACACAATCCGTCGGTGTCGGGATCAAGGTTCCGGATGCGAAACTTCACGTGGCTGGAAATGTCTACGTGTCTGATGATCTGACCGTCGACGAGAATACGTTCCATGTTGATGCTGGACGACACGCCGTTGGAATTGAGACCAAGGAGCCCGACGCAAATCTTCATGTGGTTGGGAATGTCTACGTTTCCGGGGACCTCACTGTTGATGAAAATACGTTCCATGTCGATGCGGTGAACCACGCCGTTGGAATTGAGACCAAGTCACCAGATGCGAACCTCCATGTGGTTGGTAACGTCTATGTGTCTTCGAACCTGACTGTGGATACAGACACTCTCCACGTAGATGCCGAGACGAGTCGCGTGGGTCTCGGTACGAAAGCACCCGCGTACCTCCTCGATGTTCACGGTACATCCAACGTGGGTGCGCTCACGGCGGTTTCCGGAAGGGTCGCGACCGACCTGATCGTGGATCAACATATCGGTATTAACACGTTGACCCCATCCACAGAACTTCACATCGAAGGGAACGCGTACGTGTCTTCCAATATCCAAGCCTCAGCCTATTTCGGT